CCATGTATCGAATGTTCTGTCACCAGCAATCTTAACCGTTCTTCCTCTAAAAGGAACTTCGATTACACCAATGTTTGATGCTGGAAGAGCAGTAGACTTACAAAGTAAGTTTACTAACTCTCTATTATCTCCTTCTGGTTTATTATCTAGATCTGTTGGCCAACTAACATCGACCACAAACATATTAGGCTTAACACCTTCACCAATTTTAGAAAGAAAATTGTTTAACTTTGTTGTCATTTTTGATTACCTTTTATATTATTATCTGCCAACTACTTCTTGGAATGCAACTCCTGATTTAGTTGCAGTGAAAGTAACGGTGATAAAGTTAATTGAACGAGTAGGCTTGACGAATAATTCAGCAACAAATTCGTTGCGATCAATTACGTCAGGTGTATTGTTTGATTCATCACATACCACAAGGAAATCAGTAACGCCACGACGAGCTTGGACTTCAGATAAGTAAGAGTTTACTGCACTGGAGAATGATGCTCTGGTAGTCGAGTCATTTTGTTCAAAGAGAACTGCTTTTGCTAGATCACCAACTCTCTTCTCAAGATTGAGGAAGAGACGGCGAACATTAATCCTGTCGAAAGCAGATGGTGAAGCAAGAGCAGTCTTGTCACCGAATAGTGTTACACCTGTACCAGGGAATGTAACAACTGGATTAATTCTTGATTGATAAAGTTCGTCTCTATCTGCCTTGTTAGGGTTGTATGCAAGTTTGATTGCATTACGTAGAGATCCACGGTTAACACCAGCAGGTGAGTACCAATCATCCAGAACGGAAGATGTACTTACACAAAGACCAGCGATGTCTCCGTTAGTTGGAATATAACGATACTTATCATTAAAACGATCATAGTAATACTTGTACCCACTATCAAATACAGCGAATGACGTTGATGTCAATCCACTAAAGAAGTTGAGGGTATTTTCTTTTTGTTGAGTTGCAGTAAGAATACCTGCTGTACCAACCTGATTAGATTTATGAGGTGATACAAATGCAACACAATCCTTACGAGAAGATGCAATTGCAATTACTTTCGATGCTTTAGTCTTGGTGTCTGTTTCGGTACCAAGTGATCCACCCATTAGGATGAAGTCAACATCAACAGTTTCTGTATCAGCAAAATTATCAAATGCTACTTCTATTTCAGAAGTTGTGTATGCATAATCGTCAACACCACCTGATAGAGTAGTTTCTAACTTACCAGCAATTTGGAACTTGGTTCCAGATGCTAGTCCTGTAGAATCAACTGACCAAGCAGAACCTGCACCAGCACTAGAAGGATTAGTAATAGCAGCAGGGTTTGTACCAACAAAGATGTGAGTAGACTGTGCGTTAACTACATCTTTAAAGAAGTTAGCAGCACCTTCTGTATTCTTCGCATCAGTTAACTTGGAAGTATAGAGGATTCTTTCCAAAACTGTATTGGCAGCACCACTGTAATTACCAGTTACGTCAATAACTGCAATATGAACTTCGTCGTATGATACTCCTTTACCAGCAGCATATTCAGATGTTCCAGGACGTGGACCAATAGAACCTAGGGATAAACCAGTACTACCAATTTCAGTAGTTGTGTACCAGTCTTTAACTTCAGTAAGACTAATATTTGTATCTACAACACCATTAACTTGGAAAGTAGCATCTGCACCACCACCTGTAATAGTAACAGTGTCTCCAACTACATATCCAGATCCACCATCAGTAATTGAAATAGCAGTAATCTGACCTTGAACACTATCAATAGTGAAGGTAGCATCTGTACCACCACCAGCAATTGTTATTACATCACCAACTTCGTATAAATTATCACCAGTGTTAGCAATAGCAACTGTTGTAACAGCACCAGCAGAAGTTGTTACGTTAACAATTAATCCTGTTCCAGCTCCACCTGTGGTAGCAACAGCATTAGCAGTAACGTATCCAGTACCACCAGCAGTTAGTGTTGTTGTTAGTGCAGCACCAATACCAGCAGTTGCATCAACTGTTAATCCACTTCCTGTTCCACCAGTTGTAGTAGCACCTGAAGCTGATACATAACCTGTTCCTCCTGCTAAATTAGTAGTTGTTGAAACAACACCAGTGTCAGGAGAATCTAGAGTGTTAGCAGTAGTAAGTCTTGATGAAGGATTGTCTAATACGATTGCTGCTTTCTTTGAAGCAGAATCCCATGTGTAAACGATACCTGTTGCTCCACCTGTAAATGTTACTGTATCACCAACTGATAAACCAGCAGGTGAAGAACTAAATGTAACTACTTGATCAGCACCACGGTCAACAACCGCAACTAGTAGGTCATTTGCCCATGTACCAGCAGTACGTGAAACATATAAGTTTCCGTTACCAGTACCAGCATTCCAGTCATCGTCGTTTTGAACGAGAACTGCACCACCAGCAGCAGATGCACTATTTACTCCAGTTGCTGCCCTAACAACTGCTAATCTACCACCGTAGTTCAGGAATTCTGAAGCAACAAACCAATCTTCTGCATTTGACTCGACTGGAGCACCAAAGACTGAAAGAAATTCTTTCTGCGATGCTACATTAACCACCTGTCCGATAGGACCTTTTTGGAAGGTTGATGCAGTAGCCGCTTTTATCTGTGATGCACCTACAATAACTGCATTTGATAGGTCACGTTCCTTAAGAATGATTCCA